GGTATCATTTCTTGATAGAGTTGCTCAGGAGAAATTGGAACCTTTTATTGATAAGGCTTATAAAGAACTTGCTGAATATATGAATGCATATGACCAAAAGATGGTAATGGCTAGAGAGGTGATTGCATCAAAGGGTTTGTGGACTGCGAAGAAGAGATATATCTTAAATGTTCATGATAACGAAGGAGTCAGATATAAAACCCCAGAACTAAAAATTATGGGTATTGAGGCTGTTCGTTCTTCAACTCCGGCTGCGTGTAGAGATAAACTAAGAGAATCCTTTAAAGTTATAATGAAGGGTGATAATGATGAGTTGATTGAGTTTATTGATAAATTTAGAGAAGAATTTAAAACAATGGATGTACCAGACATTTCTTTTCCAAGAAGTGTTAATGGCCTAAAGAAATACTTTGATTCGAAAGATTTATATACAAAAGGCACACCAATTCATGTGAAAGGTGTGATTCATTATAATAATTTGGTGCAAAAACACAAACTTGGAATGTCTTATCCTTTAATTAAGGAAGGCGAAAAGATTAAGTTTGTATATTTGAAAGAGCCAAATCCGATAGGAAACAATACAATTGCAATTCAAGATTCTTTACCAGAAGAATTTGACTTGCATCGATATATTGACTACAACAAACAATTTGAAAAGGCGTTTCTTGACCCTATTCAAACTATCACAGACACAATTGGTTGGAAAACTGAAAAAATATTTACAATTGATGACTTTTTTTAATAGGAGAATAATATGACATCTGGACTAATGAGTAAGTTAAGAAAGAATACGTCTTTCAAAGATGGAAGAGTTAATACTTTATCAGAATCGCCGTTTTTACATGAAAAGGATAATATTCCTACAAATATTCCAGCAATGAATGTTGCATTTTCTGGATCACTGGAAAAAGGATTTACTTCTGGTTTGACAATGATTGCAGGTCCAAGTAAACACTTTAAAACGGCATTTGGTTTGATTATGATGAAATCGTATCTAGACAAATATCCAGATGCGGTTGCTCTTTTTTATGACAGTGAATTTGGAACTCCACAGAACTATTTTGATGTATTTGAAATTGATACCACAAGAGTAGTTCACATTCCAGTTACTGATTTGGAAGAATTGAAATTTGATATGGTTTCTCAGCTAAAAGAAATAGAAACAGAAGATAAACTTTTTATCATGGTTGATTCTGTAGGAAACCTTGCATCGAAAAAAGAAGTAGAAGATGCGGAGAATCAAAAGTCTGCCGCTGATATGACAAGAGCAAAACAATTCAAATCTTTGTTTAGAATGGTAACACCACATCTAACAATGAAAGATATTCCAATGGTTGCAATTAACCACACATATGACTCACAGGGGTTATATCCAACTAAGGTTGTATCTGGTGGCACTGGAATGTATTATAGTGCTGATACTATTTGGATTATTGGTAGACAACAAGACAAGGTTGGTACAGAAATTCAAGGATATCATTTCGTAATCAATGTAGAGAAATCTAGATTTGTAAAAGAAAAATCTAAAATTCCAATTTCAGTTTCATGGGAAAATGGTATAGATAAAACTTCAGGTCTTCTTGACATGGCGGTAGATTATGGTGTAATATCCAAATCAGGTGGATGGTATCAGATGGTTGATCCAGAAACTGGAGAAGTAGACGATAAAAAGTTTCGTGAAAAAGAAACACATAATATGGAATTTTGGGAAACTTTATTACAAGATTCTAAATTTGATGGATTTTTGAAAAAGAAATATAGAGTAGGTAACTAATGGCAATTTGGGCTTCTGATTTTATATATCAACAGAGAATGCAGATTTGTAATTCTTGTGAAGAGTTTGTAAAAACATTAAAGGTATGTAAATCTTGTGGATGTTTTATGCCTGCCAAAGCTAAAATTGCTAATCTAAGATGTCCAAAAGACAAATGGACAGAAGTTTATGGAACAGAAGATCAAGAACCAAAAACTTTGTCTTTACATAAAGGCTCAGATGATATAGAGAAAAAGAAAGAGTCTTTATTAAGACAGGCACAACATTTAAAAGATGAGTCCGATAGGTTGTTTAGAGAGGCTAAAAAATTAGATGGAACTAACTGAACAAGTTGTTATGAATTGTTTGTTTTCGGATGATGCTTATGTAAGAAAGGCATTGCCGTTTATAGAACGAGAATATTTTCAAACCGAATCCAATAAAATTATTTTTGATATGATTAAGAATCATATCGAAAAATATAATGATTTGCCTACCAAAGAATCTTTATTGATTTCTTTAGACGATATAAATGTTTCTGAAAATATTTACACAGAATGTTCTCAGTTTATAAATTATCTCCATAATCAAAGAGATGAACATAGAAATAGTGAATGGCAATTGGATGCAACTGAAAAGTGGTGTCAAGATAGAGCTATATATAATGCGGTGATGAAATCTATCAATATCATTAATGAAGATTCTCCAGAAAAAGGAAACATGCCAAAGATTTTGAGTGAGGCTCTTGCAGTTTCATTTGATAGTAATATTGGTCATGATTTTATTGATGATTGGGAAGAACGATTTGACTTTTATCAGAGAGTTGAAGAAAAAATTCCATTTCATCTTGATATGTTAAATCGTATCACGAAGGGTGGACTTCCAAAGAAAACATTGAATGTTGCACTTGCTGGAACTGGTGTTGGTAAATCTCTGTTTATGTGTGATTGTGCAGCAAACCATCTTCTAATGGGATATGATGTTTTGTATATTACATGTGAAATGGCAGAAGAAAAGATTGCAGAAAGAATTGATGCAAATCTTTTAAACACCAGCATTCAAGATGTTTCTGCAATGGCAAGAGGTACATTTGATAAAAAGATTGATCGAATCAAGAAAAAGACAACTGGTAAAATGATTATCAAAGAGTATCCAACAGCTGTCGCAAATGCAAATCATTTCAGACACTTGTTGAATGAGTTATCTTTGAAGAAGAATTTTAGACCAAAAGTTATCTATATTGATTACCTAAATATATGTGCATCTGCAAGAATTAAACCTGGCGCTGGTGCAAACTCATATACATTGATAAAATCAATTGCAGAAGAACTAAGAGGTCTTGCTGTTGAAAATGATGTGCCTATTGTGACTGCAACACAGACGACCAGAGGTGGTTATGCAAACAGTGATGTTGATTTGACTGACACATCTGAGAGTTTTGGTTTGCCTGCTACAGCAGATTTGATGTTTGCTCTAATATCAACAGAAGAACTTGAAGATATGGGACAGATATTGATTAAACAATTGAAGAATCGATATAATGATCCAAATGAAAATAAAAGATTTGTTGTTGGAATTGATAGACCAAAAATGAGGTTGTATGATGTTGAAGATGACGCACAGGATGAATTAATACAGGAAAGAACTGATAATACTTATAGAGAAACATTCTCTAATAAATCTAGCAAAAAGATAGGAAAAGTGGAGATTAAACTATGACGGACGAAAAAGAAGTAGTAAATTTTGAGGTAGACCAAGAAACTTTTAGAGTTAAACCACCAGATGGTAACATGGCTTGGATTTCTGTATGGGACAATGTTTTGTCAGCAGAAAAGTGTGAAGAAATTATTGAAGAGTTTGAAAAGGCTTCTGAATATCATAAGAAAACAGAACATCCAGAATATAGAAGTTTTACTGAATTGAATTTTTTTGATCCAGCACTTCTTTCTGCAAATCCGAAGTTTGAAGAACTATCAATGGAACTTTTAGGGAAAGTTTCCGAATATGTTGAGAGTTATAGACAACACAATAATATCGCATTTTTTCCTCAACAATGTCATAATGAAGAAGTGAGAATGAAAAAATATTTTGCTGGTTCTGAGGATGATTTCAAGTATCATGCGGATGTTGGTGATTATGCTTCTGCAAGAAGATTTCTTGTGTGCTTCTTTTATCTCAATACTGTAGAGGAAGGGGGAGAGACCGTATTTCCTGATTACAATACAAGTATCTCACCAGTACAGGGCAGACTCGCAGTGTTTCCGCCTTTTTGGACGCATCCACACCAAGCTCAGCCCGCTGTATCCAATGATAAGTACATTGTAGGTACATATCTACACTACATGTAAAATTATAAATAGTGGTATTAACTCAATATATAAAGGGTAATTCCATTTCATGGCTTATAATTATAGACCAAAATCATCCCAAGATATAAAAGATCTTGGGGTGGTAATGAGTAAAGAAAAAGTTTTGGTTTCATTATTCGAAGAAATGAAATCGAACTTTGGAAAATCTTTTGATGAATTTATTACAATAGAGACAGGTAGCGCAGGATTCGGAAACGCAAAGATTCTTAATGATTTTAAGAATATGGTCGATATAAATTCATATAAGAAAAAATATATAGGAATATCTCTTAAATTTGGAAATGGATCTAATCCAAGTAGTAATGCTCCTACTACTCAACAACAAGAATTAATTACTCTTAAAATATTTGAAGAATTATTATCTAGTAAAACAAAAAATTACAAGAAATTCGACCAATTGCTTCCGACACTCTTAGAAATATATCCCAATCTTCCATATGAAAAGTCTTGGTATAATTCGTTTGAATTGCAATTTAATCAAATCGAAAAAGAAACCAAACTACCCAATAGTACATTTGATGTTTATAATCGTGATGGTGGATTTATGGATTATATATCAAAATTAGTAAATAGTAAGTTTGATATTGCAAAGAAAGATTCGTGGAATCCTGCTGATATATGGCTTTTAAGGTCGTCTGCTTATAAAAAATACGAAGCGATGTTAAATGAAGCGGTTAGTATTCAAGAGTGTAATGCCATATTAGTTTCTGCGTATAATAATACAGACATTGTTGGTATTTCTTTGAAAAAGAATGATGGAAAAAAATTAAATTATGATTTAATAAATTTAAAATCTTCTACTAAAGAAAGTTCTGTAGACTATTCAAAGTTTCTTTTAAATATTCCATATAATGAAAAAACAAAGTCTTTTACTTCGGTTACTAGTCAATTAGAAGTAAAATACCAAAACAAAACTTATCGTATGGGAGTAAAAAGCAATCAGGCTCAAATTGGAAACATCACATATGAGTTTGTTGGAACTGGAGCTGCTGCGTTTTTAGGAAAAGTTCCAAAAGATATGTTGAAACTTGAATTAAAAAAAGATGGATACTTGATGCCAGAACACACTCATTATATGAAGTTTGATAGGAAAGATTTTGAAAATAAAATATCGGTTATAAAAAGAAATAAAACACTTTTTACAATTGATGGAAATTTAGATAAATTTGTAGACCAACTTGAAGAATCTTGGTCAAAAGGAAGAAGTAAAGATAATGTTGTTATATCTCAAATCGTATGTTTTGCATATATTATAGCAAATTTATCATTATCTAGAAGAAAAGAGTTTATAAGGGATTTATTTTTTATGGCACAGAAAAAAGGCCCAATGTTCGGCCCATTTGGAAAGTTATACTAATGAAAAGTTTTAGAACACATTTAAACGAATCAAAAGAAGGTAAAAATTTACACCTAGAACATCTTGAAGATGAAATTATTAATAATGGTATTAATGGTGCAAGAGGCGCAGTAAACTTTTTAAGAGCCCTTAGAGATATGTTATCTGGTTCTGCTACTTCTAAGATCAATATGACCGTAAAGTGGGACGGAGCTCCAGCAATTTTTGCTGGTACTGATCCTTCCGATGGTAAGTTTTTTGTCGCAAAAAAGTCTGTATTTAATGCAGTGCCATTGTTGTATAAAAGCATAGATGAAATTGAAACAACTTCCGACTTGTCGCCAAACCTAAAGTCAAAATTTAAAGTTGCATTTTCAGAGTTTTCCAAGTTGGGAATCAAAGATGTTATTCAGGGCGACCTGATGTATACTGATGAAAGAGAAGAAAAAACTTTGGATGGCAAAACTTATATTACATTTCAACCAAATACATTAGTATATGCTGTTCAAAAAGACTCTTCTATTGGAAAAGAAATTTCTGCATCTAAGGTTGGTGTTGTTTGGCATACAACATATAAAGGAAAAGATTTGCAAGGAATGACAGCTTCATTTGGAGTTAATATTTCTGGGCTCAAGAAAACATCTTCAGTTTGGATGGATGATGCAACATTTAAAGATGTTTCTGGGACTGCTAAGTTTACTGCATCTGAATTGAAAACTCTTAATGGACAACTCTCATCTGTCGGTAGAAAATTCAAAAAAATCAAAGCAAATGAATTTAATTCATTTTTAGAAATTCAGAATAAAACATTGGTGAAAGGATTGTCTGGTGCAAGTTTCAAAACTTTCTTGAATGCATACATCAGAGAAGGAAAGAATATTTCGACAAAAAATTTGAAAAACTTTGATTATTCAATGTATGTCAAAAATTATTTTGATAATAAGATAATTTCCAAATTGAAAACAGAAAAATCACGTCAAATAAAAGAAGAATTAAGAGATGAATTGGTCAAAAAACTAATCAAGTTAGATTCGGTTGTATATGCGATAGTTGACTTTATGGAAGAAATGATTGCAGCTAAAACTCTAATCGTAAATAAACTAAATAGTATTAAACAAATGACGGATATTTTTGTTAGAACTGATAATGGTTATAAAGTAACAAATCCAGAGGGATATGTTGCAATTGACCACACTGGAACTAATGCTGTGAAACTTGTAGATAGAATGGAATTTAGTTATAACAACTTTACCGCAGCAAAGGCATGGGACAAGTAAATGGACATAATAAGAATTATAGAAAGACTTAGATTGGAAGAAGGTGTTAACGATCCTTCTATTTTTAAAGCAGTATTTCTTGCCGGCGGGCCCGGTTCAGGAAAATCTTTTATTGTGGGAAAAACTGCACTTACTTCTCTTGGAATGAGAGTTGTAAATTCAGACCCAGCGTTTGAAAAGGCACTTGCAAAGGCTGGACTTGAAATGACACCAGACGATATTTGGTCTGATGCTGGTCAGACTGCCAGAGTTCGAGCAAAAAAAGTAACATCCAAACAACAATCTCTCTATGTACAGGGTAGATTGGGATTGGTTATTGATGGTACGGGAAAAGATTATGAAAAGATTGCAAAACAAAAAGCTCAGTTAGAAAAACTTGGTTATGAAACTGCAATGATTTTTGTAAACACAAATTTAGAAACGGCCGTTGCTAGAGATGCCGCGAGAAGCAGGACGCTTGGTGCCGCCGAAGTTGGTAAGATGTGGAAAGGAGTTCAAGATAACATTGGAAAGTTCCAAAGAGCATTCAAATCAAAAATGTTCATTGTTGATAATTCTGATGGCGCAGATTTTGAAAGAGATGTTATGGCAACATATAGAGCAATTTCATCATGGGCAAAGAAAACTCCTGAAAATAAAGCTGCTCAAAAATGGATTTCTGGACAAAAGGCAAAAAGAAATATTAAAGAAGAAACTTTAGAGGAACAAAAGTTTTCGGACAAAGAAATCAAAATGGCTATAGGCGTTGCATCTGATAAGCGTTATAAAGATGGTAATATGACAGGCGCAGTTAAAGCAATTGATAAAATCAAAAAAGGTTTATCTGACCACCCACAAGTTAGGGCTGTTTTGCGGAGACAAAATGAAAATATTTCTGAAGAAAGAGATTTTGTGGGCGAGACTGCCGAAATGATGATGCGCGACATGATAATCATGCAAAACAAATTAGATGAACTTATAGATGCAATGGAAGAAGAGATGGGAAGACCTCAGATAGAGAAATTTGAAATCGAACCTTGGATTGTATCTAAAATTACAAAAGCCAAAGATTACATCGATTCCGTGTATGATTATAGTATAATGGATGATCTGGATTTTGAATGATGCAAAGCTTTGCTCAATTTTTGGACGAAGGAATTAAATTCAAGTTAATCCGTGGCAAAGACATGGATGTTTTAAAGATGTGGAATAAAGGCGATAACAAATGGGTAGAATTAAGAGGCAAGCCTGGTTTTGAAACCAGATATGACCCTAAAGACCCATTACATAAAGCAATAACTGCGTTAGGAAAATCTGCTAACATATCAGATTTTATGAATGGAGATGAAGTAAGTATTAATCCAAAACATCCAGACGCTAAGAAGGCGTTGAAAACAATACAGGGTTTGATGAAATGAAAAGTTTTAGACAGTTTCAAAATATTGAAGAGATGGTAGAATATCATGTTATTAGTGAAATTCCATTATTAGATAATGTATTTCGTTTAGGATCGAATGCATTTTTTGAAACTTTTAATATTGCAAGAAAAATGTATGAAGAAGGAAAACTAGAATTCGATTCATATGATATAGAAATTCTTGAAACAGATATTGGAAAGTGGGAATTGTTTGAAAATGAACATGTCCCGCTCGATTGTCCTTTTTTGGTTGAGGAAGAAAAAGATGTAGAATTAAATTCTCCCAAAAGAGGCGGTAACAAGAAATACTATGTTTATGTGAAAAATGAAAAGGGAAATATTATAAAGGTTGAGTTTGGAGATACAACTGGATTGACTGCAAAAATTAATAACAAAGAAGCTGCTAGAAATTTTGCAGCAAGACATAATTGCGATCAGAAAAACGACAAAACAAAACCTGGCTACTGGGCATGTAGATTGCCTAGATATGCAAAACAACTTGGATTGAGTGGAGGCGGAAGCTATTTTTGGTGATACTATGAGACCTTATATGGAATGGATGGAAGAAGAAAGCTGTATTTTAAGAGAATTTAATGAGGATGTAGATAGTGAAGAATTGGTTTGGCATAGAGACAAAAATGATAGACTAGTTCGTATTATGGAATCTGATGGATGGTTTTTTCAATTTGAAGATGAATTTCCTTTTGAGTTATTGAAAGGAATGTGGTTGAAGATAGATAACCACAGATATCATAGAGTAATAAAAGGCGATAACAATGGGAGTTTATTAATCAAAATTTACGAAGGGGGATAGAATGTTTCATCAGTTGCTTGATATTCATTTATCTAATATAAAAAAGTTTGATGATGTAATGAATACCAATTATTTACAAGAATATAAAAAAATAATGTGGCATGCCCTGAATGAATTTGAAAAACCGTTGATGAGTGCTGTTTTTACAAATGGTAGACAGTGGAGAAAACTCAAAGACCAATTTTTGTATGTGCCAGAGGAAGGAACTAAAAATGACAGATGACATAGATTTTGGATTTACTGCCGTTGACGAAGAAGAGCTGAGAAGTATTGCACCTTCTCCGGCATCTAATGAAGTGTCAGAAAAACTTGAAAGCACTGGAGAAGGACTCAAGTTATTAGAATATAAAATGGACAATTTAGTTGATAAACTTGGTGAAATGTTAGACGAAGTTGAAACGGTGAAGGAATTTTATAATAACGAAAAAGTAATTGTAAATTCTAAGTTGAAAGATGTTGAAAATCTAATTTTACCTCTACTAAATAATTTGATGAAAAATAAAGAAAAAGAGTATATTTACTGGCCAAACCGCGAAGCAATTATCACTCAACAAATAAATCGTATAACGAATATAACAAGAGCAGAAGAATGAAAGATACTGTAGTTTTTACATTTGGTAGATTTAATCCACCAACAACTGGACATGAAAAACTAATAGAGAAAGTTGCTGCCGTCGCAAGAAGCGAAAAGGCGGATTTTATGGTATTTCCAAGTCAATCTACAAATCCTAAAAAAGACCCTCTAGATTTTAGAACAAAAGTTTCTTATATGAAGAAAATGTTTCCAAAATATTCTAAGAATATCATGTCCAATAAAGATGCAAAATCTGCTTTTAATATCGTTCCTATGCTATATAAGATGGGATATGAAAGATGTATTATGGTTGTAGGTGGCGATAGAGTTTCAGAATTTGAAACAATATTGAATAAGTACAATGGTGTTTCTGGTAGTCATGGTTTCTATGAGTTTGAAAATGGAGTTGAAATTGTTTCTGCCGGAGAAAGAGATGAAAATGCTACTGATGTAAGTGGTATGTCTGCATCTAAAATGAGAGCAGCTGCAGCTGCTAATAGATACGAAGATGAAAAGATTGGTGGAAAAATTCTTCAAGGATTCAAGAGTGGACTTCCAAGTAAATTTGAAAGAACGCATGGAAAGAAACTCTTTGCAGACCTAAGAAAAGCAATGAACCTCAGCGAAGAAATGATCGAATTTCTTAATTCCGTTGGAGATGATTTGCTAGAGTTTATGCAAACAGATTATATGGGATATGTAGACGATGCAACTGATAACAACCTGTACAACGAGATATATGAAGAATTTTTTGCGGAAAGAAAGGTTGCTCAGGACAAAGATATCGAAGATAGAGAAGGTACACAACCTAAAAAATACTACGCAAAAGATGCAGACGGCGATGAAATGTCAAAGTCAACAAAACAAGCTCGCGCAAGACATTTCGCAAAATATGGAAAAAAATCAGACGATTCAGACAG